CCCGCGCGTGGACGTGTTCGGCCTGCTCGAGTCCACGGACCTAACCAAGATGCTGCCGAAGGCGTTGGCGGCGCGGGGAGATTGATCCATGGCGCGTTTTCGGACGACGAAAAAGCACGAACAAACCGTGACCACGGTCATGACGACCGTTTGCCTGTCCTCGAAGGACGTTCGGGCCGCGCTCCGGGCCTTGGCCGGGGTTCCGTCCAGTGTGCTCGATCATGACTTGCGGATTGAAGGCGAGTACGGTGAGGACCTCCCGACCACGAACGTATACGTGGGTTGGACGGTTGAGACCCGCACCGAACGGGGCCTGGCCGAATGACCTTCACCGACCGCGAGGTCGCCCTCGAGCAGGAGATGACCGACCGGGGCGTCGAGCGCCGCCGGGCCCAGGCCTCGCGCGTGAGGGCCGCCGGGCGAGCGTCCTTGACCGGGCCCGGTCATCGCCTGGTGCGGGCGGCCATGCTGCGCACAGTGGCCGCGCTCGAGGAGTGGACCAAGGCCCGCAAGGCGTCGAAGACCGAGCGTCCCCTGTACGCCGCGGTGAAGGCCATGCCCGCGCGCGTGATGGCCCTGCTGGCCCTGCGCTGCGCCCTGGACGGAGCGTGCGCCGGCAAGTCGTGGCAGGCCGTGGTGCACGACATCGCGCGCCGCCTGGACGAGGAGCGGGCCGCTCGCTGGCTCGCGAAGGAGCACCCGGGCCTGTGGGCCTCGGCCAAGCGCCGCAGCAAGGCCATCCCCGAGCGCGCCGCGTCCCGCCTGCGCCGGGACGTGCGCCAGCTGATGATCGACCGCAAGTTCGTGCAGTGGACCACGGGCGAGCGCATCAAGCTGGGCGCGCTCCTGCTCGCCCTCATCGACCAGTCCGCGGGCCTCATCCGCATCGACCGCGTGCAGACCGGGCCCCGCCGGTCGGTCCTCATGCTGGCCATCCTGCCCGAGGTGGCGGACTGGATCGCGGCCGCGGACCGGCACGAGGAGGCCCTGGCGCCCCTGTACATGCCCATGGTGGACGTGCCCGGGGACTGGGGCAAGGGCCTCCTGGGCGGGTACTCCACGCCCCTGGTGGCCAGCAAGTGCCTGGTCAAGAACCGCAGCCGCGCCACGCGCGAGCTGGTGGACGGGGCCGACATGCCGGCCGTGTACGGGGCCGTGAACGCCCTGCAGCGCACCGCCTGGGAGATCAACCCGGACGTTCTCGAGGTCGCGCGCACCCTGTGGGACGCGGGCACCGAGGCCCCCGGCCTCGAGCGCGCCGACGCCGACCCGTACCCGCCCCGGCCCGGCGACGGCCGGCCCACCACCAGTTGGATCAAGGCCCGGTTCCTGATCCGAAAGGGCAACCTGTACCGCCAGTCCCGGCGCGTGGAGGCCGCGCGCGTGCTGTGGCTGGCCAAGCGCATGGCGGGCGAGGGCCACTTCTTCTACCCCCAGCAGCTGGACTTCCGCGGGCGCGTGTACCCGATCCCGCAGTTCTTGCAGCCCCAGGGCCCGGACCTGGCGCGCGGCCTGCTCCGGTTCGGGCAAGGTGAGTGGATCGCCGCCACCTGCGAGGCCTTCTGGGTTCACGGCGCGAACTGCCTGGGCCTGGACAAGCTGCCCCTGTGCGAGCGTGTGGCCGGTATTCGGGCGCGCATGGCAGAGGTCCAGGCCGTGTACGACGACCCCCTCGAGAACCGGTGGTGGCAGGGCGCGGACAGGCCATGGCAGTTCCTGGCGTGGTGCCTGGAGGCCGGCGAGCTCGTCCGCACCGGGCGCGTACTCACGCGCGTGCCGTGCTACGTGGATGGGACCAACAACGGCCTGCAAATCCTGTCCCTGCTCCTGCGGGACCCGGCCGGGGGCGCGGCCACCAACTGCGGCGAGGGCGAACGCCGGGACGTGTACCAGGACGTGGCGGACGAGGTCACGCGCCGCCTGAAGGACGCGGACGACGGCACCGCGCGCGGGTGGCTGTCCTGGTTCCCGAACCAGCGCATGCCCCGGGCCGGGGCCAAGCGGTCCGTGATGACCCTGCCGTACGGGTGCACCCCGTACAGCGTGAACGACTACGTGGCCGACTGGTTCGAGGACGAGGTACGGGCCGGGCGCGAGAGCCCGTGGGGAGACGCGCCGTGGGGTCCCCGAGCCAAAGAACTGTCGGCCCACCTGTGGGCGGCCATCGAGGCCCGCCTGGGCAAGGCCCTGGAGGCCATGCGCTGGTTCAAGGACGTGTCGCGCGTGAGCATGGACGCGGGCGTGGGGCCCGTGTGGGCCGCGCCCTCGGGCTTCCCCGTGCGCCAGTCGTACACCAACTGGGAGGTGTCCCAGGTGCGTACCAAGTTCGGGGAGCGGGTGCGGTGGGTCCGCACGCGCCGCGCGGGCGAGCGCCTCAACCGGCGCCGGCACGTGAACGCCCTGGCCCCGAACTTCGTGCACTCGGTGGACGCGGCCATCCTGTGCCGGGTGGTGGCGCGGTTCAGTCCGGACGGGAGTACACCTGTGTCCACCATTCACGACTCCTTCGGCAGCACGGCCGGGCGTATGGACGCCCTCGGGCGGGCCATTCGGGAGGAGTACGCTGCCGTATTCGCGGGCGACTTGCTCGAGGATTTCCGGCAACAGCTCGTCGCCAACGCGGGCGGGCGGGTATCATTTCCTGAGCCCCCCTCTCGGGGGACCTTAGACCCTGCGGCCGTGCTCGGCTCGCAATACCTCTTCTCCTGACCATGGCCAAACGCAAGAAGACCGAACTCGTCACCCCCTTCGGCCGGGCCGCCTGGTGCGCCCTGGCCCGCCCCTCGACCACGTTCAAAGCCGACGGCGAGTACAGCGCCCGAATCCTGCTCGAGCCCGGGCCCGAGACGGACGCCTTCATCGCGCAGCTGGATCAGCTGTACGAGGACGCATACCGCGAGAACCTGGCCACGGTCCAGAAGGACCGGCCCAAGATCGAGTCCATCAAGCGCGCGGACAAGCCGTACAAGCACCAGGAGGACCCGGACACGGGCGAGACCATGCCCGGCTTCCAGCTGAACGCGCGCCTGGGCGCGGTCGTGCGCGGCAAGAGCCCGGGCAATGACGCGGACGGGAACTCCATCCCGGGCCCCAAGCTGTACACCCGCCAACCCCAGGTCAAGGACGCCAAGAACCAGGCCATCGTGCCGACGCCAGAGATCGGCGGCGGCTCGATTATCCGCCTGGCCATCGACGCCGAGCCTTTCTTCACGGCCTCCATCGGGTCTGGCGTGAGCCTGCGCCTGATGGGCGTCCAGATCCAGAAGCTGATCCCGTTGGGCGTGCGAGACACGCAGTTCGGTGAGGTGGACGGGTACGAGGCGAACGCGGTGACCGCGTCCGATCCCGTTGAGACGATGCACGCGCCGGCCACGGACGTGCCCAACAACGACTCCGCCGAGGGCGATGTGCCCACGGCCTGGTAACCGAAAGACGACCATGAAGACGAAACTGACCGACAAGCAGAAAATGAAGATCGCCGGCCTGTACATCGACGGCGCGTCGGGCCAAGAACTGGCCACGAAGTTCGGCGTGTCCCTGTCCGCGATCTTCAACGCCCTCCGCCGCCTCAACGTGAAGATCCGCCCGCGCGGTCGTCCGGTCAAGGCGTAGTGAACTCCCGCCGCAAGGGCAAGCGCGGCGAACTCGAGGCGGCCCGGGCCCTCCGCGAACTCTTCGGGGTGGCGGTGACCCGGGCCGCACAACACTCGGGCAAGGAGCAAGCCGACCTCCGGGGCACCCCGGGGGTGCACTGGGAGGTGAAACTCTACGCTAAGATTAGGGCCTGTCGGTTCATGGACCAGGCCCGGGCGGAGTGCGGGGACGACGTGCCGGTCGTCCTAATGCGCGAGAACGGCGGCACGTGGATGGTGATGGTCCCCCTCGATGAGCTCCAACGACTCAGACAGCGTCTTCCTCCGGCACGAGCCGTGTGAGAAGTGCGGCTCGAGCGACGCCCGGGCGGTGTACTCGAGCGGGGTGACGTACTGCTACGCGTGTAAGAATGGGACAGCACCGGCCCCTGAAGGTGCCCCCTCGCCGGGGACGGTCGAGCCACGTTTGCGCGAGCGTGGACTTCTGGGACCGGTGCGTTTCTCCGCCATCCCCGCGCGCTCCCTGACCGCCGCCACGTGCGCACGGTACCGGTACGGGTGGGCCAAGCACCGGGGCGAGTGGGTCCAGGTGGCCCAGTACGCGGCCAAGGACGGGCCCGAGGTCGTGGCCCAGCACTGGCGGTCCGAGGCGAAGAACTTCGGGTGGGTGGGCGAACCCAAGCGCGCCGAGACGCTCTTCGGCCGGCACCTGTGGGGCCGGGACCACGGCAAGCGCCTCATCATTACCGAGGGCGAGCTCGACTGCCTGTCCGTGGCCCAGGTCCTGGACCTGAAGTGGCCCGTGGTGAGCCTGGCCAACGGTGCCGGATCGGCCGAGTCGGCCGTGCGGGCGAACTCGGAGTGGCTCGAGGGCTTCGAGGAGGTCGTCCTGATGTTCGACATGGACGAGCCCGGGCAGGTCGCCGCCAAGGCCGCCGCGGCTGTCCTCCCGCCCGGCAAGGCCAAGATCGCCATCCTGCCCCTGAAGGACGCGAACGACATGCTCAAGGCCGGGCGAGTGCGTGAGCTCGTGGAGGCTCAATGGAACGCCCGCCCGTGGCGCCCGGACGGGGTGCTGACGGGCCCTGAACTGTGGGCCCGAGTCACGGCGCCCCTTGACGCGGGCGGGATCCCCTTCCCCTGGGCCGGCCTGCAAGAGAAGGTGCACGGCCTGCGCCGCCGGGAGCTCATCACCGTGTGCGCGGGCACGGGCATCGGCAAGAGCACGCTCGCGCGCGAGCTCGCGGTGCATCTCATCAAGGCCGGCGAGAAGGTCGGCGTGATTGCCCTGGAGGAGTCCGCGCGTGAGACTGTTCTCGGCATGCTGGGGGTCATGGTCGGTAAGTATCTACGTCTGGGAGATCCGGATTGGGCCGCCCTGGAGGGTACGTGGTCGACCGGCCTTGCCGATAGGCTGGCGGTCTTCGACCACTTCGCCACACTCGACCCTGACGTCCTCCTCGCCCGCATGCGTTACATGGCTGTCGGTCTCGGGTGCGGATGGATCCTACTGGACCACCTGACCATCGCCATGAGCGGGGCCGAGGATGGCGAGGAGCGCCAGGCCATCGACCGCCTCATGAACCGGATGGTGAAGCTGAAGGAGGAGCTGGGCGTGGGCCTGATCGTGGTGTCCCAGCTGAAGCGCCCGGGCCAGGGCGTTCAGTTCGAGGACGGGCGCGTGCCGCGCCAGGCGGACCTGCGCGGGTCGAGCTCGATCGAGCAGGGGTCCAACGTCATCATCGCCCTGTCGCGCAACCAGACGGCCGGCGAGTCCCAAGTCAACCTGACGGTCCTGAAGAATCGGTTCAGCGGCGAGACCGGCCCGGCCGGCGCGCTCGAGTGGGACCTGGGCGAGGGTCGGTTCAGGGAAGTGTCGTTGTTCCAGGAGGCCCAATGATGGTCCAAGTATTCGACGCCGTCTTGGTGAAGGCGATCTTTCTGATTCGGATGCACGGCTGGCGACAGCGTGCGTTCGGGAACGAACGAGATGGATTTTGCGTGGTGGGAGCCCTGAATCGGGCGCACGAGCAGACCGGGTTTCGGACTGGAGTGCTGGGATTACTACAAGAGCTCGTCGGCGGCGGTAAGGTCGCCGAGTGGAATGACGCCCCTGGTCGGACGGCGGTCGATGTCATCGCGTTGCTGGAGCGCGCCCGACAGGAACTGCCGCGCTGGGTTGACTCGTGAAGGTCGTCATCGCAGACACGGAAACGAACGGCCTCCTCGACCCCAAGCCGGGCGAAAAGCGCATGGACCGGATCCATTGCGTGTGCCTGATCGAGCCGGGCGGGGCCCAGGTCCTCCGGTTCCACGACCAGCCCGACCTGTGCCGGCGGGACGGGTCGATCCGGGACGCACTCGCGATCCTGGCCGAGGCCGAGGAGCGCTGGTTCCACAACGGCATCGGGTTCGACGACCCGGCCATCCGCCTGGTGTACCCGGACTGGGCCCCCAAGGGCGTCATGCGCGACACCCTGGTGATCGGGCGCACCGTGTGGCCGGACGAGCACCTGAAGCACCTGGACATGACGGCCGTGAAGCGCAAGCGCCCGTTCCCCAAGAACCTGATCGGGCGGCACTCGCTCGAGGCCTGGGGCTGGCGCCTGAAGGATTGCAAAGGCGAGGCCCCGGAGTCGTGGGCCCGTCTCACGCCCGAGATGGTAAACTATTGTTCGCAAGACGTAGTGGTGCTCGAGCTCCTGCGCCGCCGCATCCTGGCGCACGAGCCCACCCTACGCCAGATCGAGCTCGAGCAGGCCTTCGCCCCGATCGTGCAGGGCCAGATCAACCGCGGGTTCCGCCTGGACGCTGGGCGCACGCACGAGTTGGTGGCCCAGCTGACCGCCCGCCGGGCCGAACTGGACGTCGAGATCCGCGCCGCATTCCCGGACTTTATCGACCACTACGTCACCCCGAAGAAGCAAATCCGGAAATCGCGCGTGGTGGTCTTCAATCCGAACAGCCGCCTGCACATCGCGCGCGCCCTGGGCGAGAAGCACGGGTGGCGGCCGGCCGAGTACACCGAGAGCGGGGACCCGAAGGTGGACGAGGCCGTCATCACGGCCCTGCCGTACCCCGAGGCCAAGCTCTTGGCCGAGCGCATCAAGGTCCAGAAGACCCTGGGCACCGTGGCCGAGGGCGCCAGCGCGTGGCTCAAGGTCCAACAGGCGGACGGGCGCGTGCACGGGTACATGGCCCACAACGCGGCCGTGACCTCCCGGTGCACGCACTCGCGCCCGAACCTCGGGAACGTGGACACGCGCCCGGCCCTGCGCCGGTGCTGGGTGGCGACCCCCGGCAACCGCCTGGTGATCGGGGACGCGTCCGGCCTGGAGGCCCGCGTCCTGGCCCACTTCGCGGCCCTGTTCGACGGGGGCGAGCTCGGGCGCCTCCTGCTCGAGGGGGACGTGCACAAGCGGAACCAGGACCTCGTGAAGTCCCTGCTCGGGTGGGAGCCCGCGCGCGTGGACGCGAAGCGTGTGTTCTACGGCATCCTGTACGGGGCGCAGGACGAGAAGGTCGGGGCCATCCTGGGCAAGCCCGAGGCCGTGGGCAAGCGCGTGCGGGACGCCATTCTGCTTGGCCTGCCGGGCCTGGGCAAGCTGATCGCGGCCGTGCAGTCGGACGCGAAGCGCCGCGGGTGGCTGCGCCTCCTGGACGGGCGCCGGGCGTGGGTGCGGTCCAAGCACGCGGCCCTGAACACGCTCGTGCAGGGGGGTGCAGCCATTCTTATGAAGGAGGCCATCGTGCGCCTGGGCGGGTGGGCCACCAAGTACCAGGTGGCGTTCGTGCACGACGAGATCGTGCTGGACGTCCCGGCCGCCCTGGCGGACGAGTGCGCGGTACACTTGAAGGCGGCCATCGTGGGCGCGGGCGTGGCGTACAAGCTGAGCGTCCCCCTGGACGCCAAGGTCGTGGTGGGAGAGGACTGGAGCGCGAAATGACGACGATTCTCCTGGACGGCGACATCTATATACACCGGGCCGTGGCCGTGGCCACGACGTCCGTGACCTTCGGCGAGGAGTCGTCCCTGGTCATGAACCAGAAGCACGCCGAGGTGTGGTTCAAGTCCGAGGTGGCCAAGCTGCGCAAGCGCCTGGGGGCCAAGGCCGTCCTGATCGCGCTGGGCGACCGCACGGCCAACTTCCGCAAGGAACTGTGCCCCACCTACAAGGCCCACCGGGCCACGTTCAAGCCGGCCGGGTTCCTCGAGTTCGAGGCCACGGTCGTCAAGAACTGCAAGACCGTGCGCGAGCCGCGCCTGGAGGGGGACGACATCCTGGGCCTCCTGGCCACCAGCCCCAAGATCAAGGACGGGATCGTGGTGTCCATCGACAAGGACATGCGCCAGGTCCCGGGCAAGCTGTACAACCCCGACCACGACCAGCTTATCGACGTGGACGAGGAGGGGGCTGAACTCGTTCACCTGCACCAGACCCTGACCGGTGACCGCGTGGACGGGTACTCCGGTCTGCCCGGGTGCGGGCCGGTGAAGGCCGCCAAGATCCTGGCCGGAGACCTGGACACGGCCTGGGAGCGCGTCCTGGAGGCCTTCGAGAAGAAGGGCCTGACCGAGGTCGACGCCCTCCTGCAAGCACGCCTGGCGCGCATCCTGCGCTACGGCGACTACAACCGCGAGACGAAAGAGGTGACTCTGTGGACCCCGATGTGATGCCGACCGTTCCGACCGACGCCAAGCAGCGCAAGCTGATGCCCCTGTGCACCGGCTGCCTGGACTACTTCCCGGACGCGCTCCTGGCCGTGGCCGAGCTCTCCCGGATCGGGAACGAGCAGCACAACCCCGGCCAGCCCCTGCACTGGGACAAGAGCAAGTCGCAGGACGAGGCCGACGCCCTGCTCCGGCACCTGATCGACCGCGGCACGAAGGACACGGACGGCGTGCGCCACTCCGCCAAGGTCGCGTGGCGCGCCCTGGCCCTCTTGCAGCGCGAGATCGAGGCGGCGAGCCGCTGATGCCGTACATCCCGGCCGCTGACCGATTCCGCCTGGCCAAGGGTGGAGGCGCGCTTACCATGGGGGAGTTGAACTTCCAGTTGACGCGGATCGTGATGGACTACTTGCGCGCGTCGGGACGGTGCTACGCCACCATGAACGATATTGTTGGCGCCCTCGAATGCGCGAAGGCCGAGTTCATCCGACGCGTGGTCGCGCCGTACGAAGACGCGAAGTGCGCCGAACACGGAGACGTGTACTAATGCGCATTTACTTGGCGGGGCCTATGCGCGGGCTGCCCAACAACAACGCCGAGGCCTTCGCGCGCGACGCGGCCTACCTTCGGTCCCTCGGGCACGAGGTCTGGTCCCCGGCCGAGCACGACGAGGCCCTGGCCGTGGACGCCGAGTCCTTCGACGTGCGCCGGACCTTCGTGCGCGACCTGACCCAGGTCCTGGCCAGCGACGGCGTTGCCCTGATGCAGGGGTGGGAGTTCTCGGACGGGGCGTGCCTCGAGCGCCACGCGGCCGACGTGTGCGGCGTGCCCGTCTTCCTGATCGTGCCCGGGATCGACGGGGGCCTGTTCCCGCTCCGGCCCCACACGTGGCGCCTGGCCACGCGCCGCGCCCCGAGCGCCCGTTGATGCCGCCCCGTGACGCCCGAGACCCCCGCCGGGCGCGCGGGGCCTACCACCAGTTCCACGTGGTGCGCCGGCCCGCCCCGCCCACCGACCCCACCGTGGTGGCGTGGGTGGCCGGCTTCAGCGACGCCGAGTCGTGCATGATGTACAAGGAGGGCACGCCCGTGGTGAGCGTGTCCAACTGCCACCTGCCCACCCTGTGCCAGCTGTGCGACTGGTACGGCGGGGCCGTGCGCCCCCTGCGCGACGGCACGGCGTCCGTGCGCCCGTGCTACCAGTGGTCGTGCGCGGGCGGGAACGCCCGGTTCTTCCTGGCGGCCGTGCTGCCGTACCTACGCGAGAAGCGCGCCCAGGCCGACCTCATCCTGGGCGAGCCCGTGCGCGACCGGCGCCAGCCCCTCACGGACGAGGACTGCGCCCGGCGCGTGGCCCTGCGCAAGGCCCTGGCCGCCCTGAAAAGGGTTCGGTCCTACCCCACAGGAAAGAAGTAGGGTCGCCCGATGTCTGCCAATCTGGCAGGGGGTCCGCCCCCCATTCCCTCCGCCCTGGTCGAGCACCTGGAGGCCGTCTGGCCCGACAGGTTCCCGGACAAGATCGTCGGGTCCGACCCGAACGCCCTGGCCGCGGACATGCACCGCCACGCCGGGCGCCTGGAGGTGGTGCGGTACCTCCGCACGCACCTGGCGCGCCAGGCCCACGCCAGCTCCCCGAACCCCACCGCCACCGCGACCTGATGTGCTTCGCCTCCCCCGGCTTCACCAAGAACGCGCCCGCCCCGCTGGCCCCGCCTCCCCCGCCCCCGCCGTCCGCCACCGAGCTCGAGCCCGCGAAGTCCGGTAAGCGCCTGCGCCCCGGCCAGACCACCCTGGACAGCCTGCGCATCCCCCTGAACCCCACGGGCACCGCCCGCCAGCCGCGCATCGGCCTGTAAGAAATGCGCGACGCGGGCCGGACGTACCTCGAGGGGGCGTTCGACCGCGAGCCCTTCCTGCGGCGCGCGCGCACGAGCTCGAAGGTCACGATCCCGTCCCTGGTGCCCGACCTGGGGCACAACGCGGACTCGGACCTGCCCACGCCGTACCAGGGCCTGGGGGCGCAGGGCGTGAACAACCTGGCCAGCAAGCTCCTCCTGAGCCTGTTCCCGCCCACGCAGCCCTTTTTCCGCCTGGTGCCGCAGGACCCGGAGGCCCTCCGCGGGGCCGGCCCGAAGGTCCAGCAGGAGGTGGAGGAGGGCCTGACGCGCATGGAGAAGGTCATCGCCTCGGAGTTCGAGGTCATGGCCCTGCGCGTGAAGCTGTTCGAGGCCCTGAAGCACCTCCTGATCGCCGGGAACGTGTGCCTGCACGTGCAGGCGGACGGGTCGAGCCGGGTCCTTGGCCTGGAGCAGTACGTGGCCCGGCGCAGCCCCATGGGGTGGCTCGAGTGCCTGGTGACGAAGGAAGAACTGGATCGGGAAACGCTCCCGCCCGACCTGGAGGCCCTCGTCAGCTCGAGCGCGCCGACCGCGAACCCCATTCAGGAGGGCGTGTCCGCCTTCGCGAACGACCGCGCCGGTCGCGGGCGCCCCGCCGTGTGCCTGCACACGTGCGTGGAGTGGGACCCCGCGGACGAGAAGTACCACGTGCACCAGACCCTGGAGGGGAAGTACGTGCCCGACTCGGCCGGGTCGTACAGGCCCGAGCTCCTGCCCTACCTGGTCCTCCGGTACGCCACGGTCGACGGCGAGGACTACGGCCGGGGCATGGTGGAGGAGATCGTGGGCGACCTCCTGTCCCTGGAGGGCCTCATGAAGGCCATCCTGGAGGCCGCGGCCATCTCCGCGCGCCTGGTGGGCCTGGTGGACCCGGCCGGCGCGGCCACCGCGGACGACCTGAACAACGCCCCGAACGGCGCGTTCGTGGTGGGCCGGGCCACGGACGTGACCTACCCGCAGGTCAGCAAGAACGGGGACCTGCAGGTGGCCTTCAGCACCAAGGCCGGGATCGAGGAGCGCCTGGCGCGCGCGTTCCTCCTGAACACGGCCGTGCAGCGGAACGCCGAGCGCGTCACGGCCGAGGAGATCCGGTACGTGGCCCAGGAGCTCGAGTCCACCCTGGGCGGCGTGTTCTCGGTCCTGTCCCAGGAGCTCCAGCTGCCCCTGGTCCAGATGCTCATGGACCGCCTGACGCGCCAGAAGCGCATCCAGAAGCTGCCCCCGAAGACGATCCGGCCGGCCATCGTGACCGGCGTGGAGGCCCTCGGGCGCGGGCAGGAGCTGGCCAAGATCAACGTGGCGACCCAGGCCGCGGCGTCCGTGGTGGGGCCCGAGGCCCTGGCCCAGTACATCAACGCGCGCGTGCTCATCGGGGCCATCTTCACGGCCGCGGGCGTGGACACGACCGGGCTCGTCAAGAGCGAGGCCGAGGTCGCGGAGCAGAACCGCCAGGCCCAGATGATGGCCATGGCCCAGCGCGTGGGCCCGAACGTCGTGAACCAGTTGGGCCCGGGCGCGGCCGAGCGCATGGGCCTCGGCCCGTCCCAGGGCACCAAGAACACCGAACCCCCGAAGGCGACCCCAGCATGACCGAGTTCTCGTCCGTGCCGTTCACGTCCCCGGCCCCCGCCGCGCCGCCCGCGGCCCCCACCGAGACCAACGTGGCGGTCACGTCCCAGCCCGGCGGGAAGACCACCAAGGTCGAGTTCTCGCCCGCGGGCGCGCCCGTGATCCCGGACCAGCGTCCGCCGTCCCTGCCCGAGAAGTTCAAGACCGTGGAGGACCTGGCCAAGGCGTACGGCGAGCTCGAACGCCGCATGGGGTCGGGCCAGCCTGCCATTCCGGCAGCCCCGGCCGCCCAGGCCCCCGCGCCGGCCCCGGTGGAGGGCATGCGCCTGCCCGAGGGCGCCCCGGCCGCGCCGGTGGCCCCGGAGCCCGTGGGCCCGGACATCGTGGCCCAGATGACCCAGGAGTACGCGCAGACGGGCCAGATCAGCGAGGCCTCGCGCCAGGCCTTCGCCAAGCAGTACCCGCGCCTGCCCCCGTCGTACATCGACAACCAGGTGGCGTACATGCGCGGCCAGGAGCAGCAGGCGAGCCAGATCGCCATGCAGCGCCTCGGGGGCGAGGGCGCCGTGCGCGAGCTCATCGACTGGGCCGCCACCAACCTGAGCGAGGCCGACCGCAAGGCCTTCAACCAGGCCGCGTACTCGAGCGACCAGGCCATGGTGAACCTGGCCATCGACGGCCTGGCCGCGAAGTACGAGTCGGCCGTCGGGCGCGCGCCTCGCGTCATCGCCGGCCGCAAGCCCCAGTCCCAGTTCGGGGGCGCGGTGCCCTTCCAGTCGCACGCCGAGTGGACCGCGGCCCGGCGCGACCCGCGATACAAGACCGACCCCGCGTACCGCGACGCCCTGGCCGAGCGCGTGCGCGCCAGCTTCTCGCTGGGGACGCTCGAGTGAGGATCTCCATCGTGGACTACTCCGACCCGGTCAGCCGAGGGGACATCGACCACCGGCTGGGGAACTCGGGCTGCCCCGTCCTGAACGAGGACCAGGCCAGCCGCATCCGCACCCTGCGCGAGAGCGCGCGCCTGTTCGCGCGCCACGTGCTGTCGTCCACGCCCCCGTCCTGGGAGCGGGACGAGGCCCTCCACGCCATCGACAACGCCGCGAGCTACGTGGCTCGGGCAATCGCGAGACACGAATGACCCCGCCCAAGATCCCCGCCTTCCTCCGGAACGACCTGGTCGCGTACGCGTGCATGCTCATGACCCTGCTCGGGGTCATGGCCATCGGCATGGCCCTGGCCGGGTGCGCGAGCACGGACCGGGCGTCCGTCCCTCCCGACATGCGCCAGGAGTTCGACGACCTCGAGCTGGCCGAGAAGGTGGCGTCCGAGACCCCGGACCCGAGCGACGACGCGGCCGTGGAGGCGGCGTGGGCCGACCTCGAGTCCCGCATCGCCAAGCGCCAGGCGTCGCCCTTCGCGGCCCTCCTCCCGTACGGCCTGGGCGGGCTCGCGCTCGAGCTCGTGGGCGCCCTCGGCAGCAAGCGCAAGCGCAAGCTGTACGGGTCGGCCATCAAGAACATCAGCAGCGGCCAGGTGGCCGCGGCCGCTGGCGACGCGCTCAAGGCGTGGGGCGTCCAGCACTCGTCCCCGCAACCGCAACCTCCGCAGCAGTAGACCCATGGGCAGTAAGCAAGCACAGAAGTACACCAAGGAAGCGGCCTACCAGACCGCCCTCCGCCACGCCTTCAACGCGGCCGTCACGCCCACCGTGGCCGCCGCGGGCGGCACGTTCCCGGTCGTGGGCACCAAGATCCCGCTCTCGGCCGCGCAGTCCAGCAAGGTCATGCAGCCCTTCCAGGGCACCCTGACCGCGGCCCAGGCCCTCCTGATCGGGGACATCAGCCTGGACGACGCGAACGACCGCATCCTGCTCGAGCCCGGCCAGTACGAGGTGGAGGTGTCCCTGCACCTTGTGGAGGCCGGCACGGACTCGGACTTCCACGTGGCCCTCACGACCGCGGCCGCGGCCGCGAACGACGTCGAGTACGAGAACGTACGCGGGGCCGTGACCCTGTCCGCGTCCAGCGCGCCCTTCCACACCGTCCAGCACCTGATCGTGACCGCGTCGCGCGCGCTCGAGCTGCACGTGGCGTGGCAGACCGCGGGCGCCACGGGCACGATTCGCCCGGGCAGCTTCATCAAGGTCACGCGCCTGGGGAACGTGGAATGATCCGCAAGGTCCCGGGCGGGTACAAGGTTGTGTCACACACCGGCAAGAACCTTGGCGGCCCGTACAAGTCTCGCGCGCAGGCGAGCAAGCGCCTGCAGCAGGTCGAGTACTTCAAGCGCGCCGGCAAGAAGAAGTAACGCATAGCGCGATGACCCCGCGCTGCACGGCCGCGAAAAACGGCCGCGTGAAATAGGGTCCACCCCACACCCCGCCGGGGGGCTCCCCGGTACGCTCTCGTCCAGTCCCCAGCCCGCCACGGCGGACAACTGATCGGCGAATGGTGGAGGCGGAAACCTCTCGTTTCCAGACCCCACGCTTCGGCCTGACCCGGTTCGGCTAGATACCGACCACGGGCTCGTCGTCGCATCCCAAAAAGGAGTCGTGACCCCATGGTTGACGACGGCCTGCTCTCTCGTCCGGGTGCAGTCAACAACACCTTCACCAACGAAGGTGTCAGCTCCACCCTCATGCTCAAGCTCTTCACGGGTGAAGTGCTTGACGCCTTCGATGAATGTTTTACCGTGTTCATCTAAAATCTCGTGAATTGCTGGAACACCTCTAGTCGCTAGAGACAATCAGCAGCCAAGCCATAAGGAGAAATCCATGGAAGGTTCAACGACTATCCCGCAAGGGAGTAGGCCCGAAGCCGGGCCGAAGCGCGAGACCGAGCGCACCTGTACACAGTGCTCGATCACCAAACCTATCGACGAGTTTGATCGCTTTCAAAAGCGCAAACATATTCGGCAACAGTGCAATACCTGTGTCCGACTGCGGCGGCGTTGGTGGATCCTAGCAACTAAGTACGGCCTGTCGCGCGAACAGTTCACCGACATGATGCAAAAACAGAACGGCGTGTGCGCCATCTGCCGTTGCGAAATGACGACTGTTCGCTTCAAGCAACCGAGCGTGGACCATTCCCATAAAACCGGGAAGGTTCGCGGTCTACTCTGCCACGGCTGTAACGTGGGTATTGGGATGTTGAAAGAGTCCCCTATCCGCTTACGCGCGGCGATCGAGTACCTTGAACGACATGGGCACTCGGATGATATAGTCTCATCCTCCGGGTAACCGGAGGCAGCC